ACCGCCGCCGAGCGCGCCGCACGCGGCGGAACCCCCATCACCCAGCGCCAAGACGCCGCCATCTTCAACGAAGCGGCGCTGCAAGCCGCGATGATCGAGCGCAACCGGAAGCTCAGCGCCCGCAAGGAGGCGTGATCTATGACCGTCCAGACGACCTACGGACTGAATCCAGGCGTGGCCTATGCTGGCCTCGTCTCTCGCGCCGATCTCGTGGAGGCGAAGCTACAGGGTGAGGCAAGCGCAGAGATCGCGCTCGGCTCCGCCGTGAAGCTGCACGCCACCGAGCGCAACCTGGTGGTGCTGCCCACGGCCGAGACCGACAAGATCTACGGCATCCTCGGCCGCGCGCACATCTACTCGCAGACGGTCGACATCGGCACCACCGGCGTGAGGCCGGGCGCCAGCCTCAACATCATGCGCCGAGGGCGCATCTGGGTCACCGCCGAGGATGCCGTGGCCTACCAGGGCCGCGGGTGGGTGCGCTGCACCACCGGCGGAGACGCCGCGGAGATCGTTGGCGGCATCACCGCGGCCGACGAGGGTACCGAGACCATCGACTGCACATCCCAGATCGAGTTCCAGGCCGACGCCGCCGCCGGCGCGCTGGTCGAGATCGAGGTCGATTTCACCAGGAAGCCGTAACGTGGGCATCCCCAAGCGCCCCAACGAGTTTCTGCAAGAGCGCGGCTCGGCGTCGTACGCGCATGCCGCGCTCACGGCGACGACCACCGACAAGTTTTTCAGGGTGCCGCGCAAGGCCCGGCTCGAGCGCGTGACCTACTTCAACAAGACCGGACTTGCGGCCGACGCCTCGAACTACTTCGCGGTCCAGGTCAAGAACGGATCGACCGTCTGCGCGTCGTGGTCCACGCAGACCGGCGCGCAGGGAGCGCTGACGGCAGACACCCCGTCCACGGTGCCGCTCTCCGCGACCGCGGCCAATCTCATCTTCGCCGCCGGCGACGTCGTGTCGTTCGCCGCCGTCGAGGCCGGCACCGCAACCCTTCCCGCCGGTCACATCGTGGCCGAGCTGCTCTACCTGGAGTGATCAGATGAACGAACCGATGATGCGCGCGATCGCCAGTCACCTGATCGGCCAGGTGATGGTGGTGGACTCGACGTTTCGCGCCGATGCCGACAACGTCAACAACCTCACCCGTGCCCTGCTCGAGGTGCGGCGTACCCCGTACCAGGTTCAATACCCGGCGCTGATCGGCATGACGCTGGTGCCGCCGGACCCCGAGAATTCGGACCCGGGCGCAAGCCACTTCACGTACAACTTCGAGGACCGCGCCGGCAAGGCTCGGCTCGGCTCGTCGCTGAAGACGATGCCGCCGCGCGTCGACGTGAAGGTCGAGGAGGTCCCTCCGATCGCCTTCCGAGACATCGACATCTCCTTCGGCTTCGACGTCCAGGAACTGCGCGCCGCCGCGATGGCAAAGCGCGCGCTTCCCAAGGCGAAGGCGGAGGCCGCGCGCAAGGCGATCGCGGAGCGGCACGATGACATCATCTTGCTTGCTGACGGCACCTCGGATTTCGAGAACCTCCGTGGCCTGTTCAAGCTCCTCAACACCACGAGCCACACGGTGGCCAACGGTGTTGCGGGCACGAAGGGCTGGGAGACGAAGACCGGCATGGAGATCGTGAATGATCTGCATGCGATCTGCAACGCCGTGACCACCGGCACCAACGGCGTCGAGAACCCGGACACCGTCGTGCTCCCGCTGACCCTGTGGACCATCGCCGCGACCACGCGCGTCGGTGACGGCATTGAGGATACCGCCCTCGACCTGTTCATCAAGCAGCGCAAGAAGCTCAACCCATCGTTCACCGAGGTGCTCGTCAGCGTGAAGCTCGAGACCGCCGGTTCCGGCGGTGTCCGCCGCATGGTGGCGTACAGCCGCGATCCCGACAAGGTGGCGCGCGTCGACTCGGTGGAGTTCGAGATGTTCCCGCCGCAGCTGGTGGGGTACGAGACCGTGACGATGTGCCACGCGCGCACCGCCGGTGTGTACTCTCCGTTCCCGAAGTCCGTCGCCTACGGGGACTTCACGACGTGATCGCGGCGCCGGCAACAGCCAAGGCCCAGACGATCGCGGTCAGCGGAACGAGCACCATGTTTGCACGCGTGCTCGACCCGCGTGAGTTCGCATGGCTCACGTCGACGACCGCGTGCTACGTCGCGCAGGGGCCGACGAACACTGTCACGGCAGCGGCAGGCGCGGGCACTGCTTCGATGTACGTCCCCGCAAACGTCCCGGTGAAACTCACCGGCTTCGCGGGCGCGTACGTCGCGATCGTACAGGCATCGGCCGGCGGCTTTGCGTCGCTGACCCCTCTCTTCGTGTGAGGTTCCCATGGCCGCGATCACCTGGGCCGACGTCGTGGTGCTTGAGGCCGGACTGTCAGCGGCGCCGCTCGGCATGCAGGCGACGATCCTGGCCTATGTGCACGAGGTCGTAGGCGTCCAGTCGCTTGGCGGCGAGGATAGCCAGCGGCTCAAGATGGCACGCTCCCTTCTTGCCGCGCACCTGGCGAAGGTGTTCGAGCAGCTCGGGCAGGGGCAGGCCACCGGCCCTGTGACGTCTCGCAGCCTCGGCGGCATCAGCAAGAGCTGGGCAGCCGGCGCCATGACTGACGATGGACTCCAGCGGACAGGCCACGGCAGCCTGTACCTGTTCGTGGTGCGCAATGCGCCGAAGGCGCAGGGCTTGGTGGTGTAGTGACAGCTTCGGTGCCCGCCGTAGAGTTCCGCCGCAACGCATCAGTTGCGACGGTTCTGCGCAGCATCGGCGAGTGGGAACTCGTCGTCGGCGTCGTCGGTCCTGGAGCCGCGGAGATCGAAGACGGCAGCAGCCTCACGCTCGCCGAACTGGCGACGATCCACGAGTTCGGCAGCTCGGTCGCGCCAGGAACCAGGGGCCATGTCCCAGAGCGCTCATTCATCCGCTCGACGATCGCCGCGCGGCGCGGTGAGATCGCGTCCTTGACCGCCTCGGAGATGAAGGCCGTGCTTGCCGGCACTCGCACGGTGCCGCAGGCACTCGAGGTCATTGGAGCGCAGGTAGCGGCATGGATCAAGTCGGCCGTCATGAGCGGCGCCGGCATCCCGCCGCCGCTCGCCCCGTCGACGATCGCCCGTAAGGGCTCGTCTCGGCCGCTCGTCGATCACGGGCAGATGATTGCTCACGGCGTCAGCTACATCGTTCGCAAGAGAGGATCCTGATGCCGTGGTTCGATGACATCTTTGGCGATGACGACCTTGCGAACGGAGATTTCTCCGTCACGCGAGAAGCGATGCCAGAGTTTCACGATGGCATCGAGTTCCGCAATCAGCCGCTCGTCTTCCAGACGGGCAGATCGAGCTTTCAGGCCGCGGCAGGCGCACAGTTGCGTATCATCCCTGAGGGGCTGCGTGCCGATCACCTCGCGCAGATCTGGACGCCGGCCGTGCTGCAAGTCGATCCGCGCCCTGATGTGCTGACGGTCCTGGGCACCGAGCACTCAGGGCTCGTCCAGTACGCCGGCCGCTGGCGCGTGTACCAGGTGCAGAGGCATGTGGGCCACGGCGCGGCGCACACCGTCGCATGGCTCTCGAGGATCCCGTGAGCGCGCAGTCCAGCGAGGTGCGCGAGCCGTGGATGCTCGCGATTCACAGGTGGGTGCAGGGAGCGAGCTCTATACCGCAAGAGCGGATCCGGTGGGCGGACTCCGAGGCGCCATGGCCGTCGACTGCGGACGGTCCTTGGATCTCTCTGCGCGACCTTGGCGATAGCCCTAACGGTCGTGAGTTCGTTGAGGTGCGGCCGCGCGCATGGTCATTTTCGCCGGCGGCCGTCGAAGTCGTCAACGTCAACGCGAACCAACTACAGATCAGCCTGCACTCGTTCCGCGACGGAGATGGCCCCGTACGGGTGACGGGATCCGCTTTACCAGGCGGCTTGGCTGCGTCGATCGACTACTGGACGATCCGCGATGGGGCTTCGCTGCTTCGCCTCGCGGCGTCGTTCGACAACGCCATCGCGCGTGCGGCTATCGACCTGAACTCCACCGGAGCGCTGCCGATGGCCGTGACCTCTACGAGCTCGACGAGACGCGCTGGCGCGGAGGCGGATGTCCTGACCTCGGCCCCGTTCGACATGGAGCTGGGGGTGCAGTGCCGGGGCGCCGAGGCCATGGCAGTTCTGCGCCGCATGCGTTCTGCGGCCTACTCCGAGGCGCTGTGCGCACCACTGCTTGAGGCGAATGTGGGGCTGCTCGACATCGGCGCGATACAGAACCTGGGAGCGGCGCTCAACTCCGCGTCCTATGAGCCACGGGCTTCAGTGACCGTTCGCCTGAGCGTCGCACCGAAGCCGCACATCGAGACCATCGCGACGATCAGAACCGTTGTCGCAGAGCGAGAGGAATAGCAGCGTGGCTAATAACCGATTCGTCAAATCCGTCGTGTCTGCGCGCGCCGCCGGGGCGTCGGTTCCTGGCTTCGGCGTTCCCATGCTGGTCAGCTACAACGCCGACTTCTTCGGTGCTGCCCGCGCACGCGTGTACACGTCCATGGATGCCGTCGAGGCCGATTGGCCGGCCGGGACGATGGAGCACAGCGCGTGCTCCGCGTTCTTCGCGTCCGATCGCACCCCGGCGTCGGTGGTCATTGGGCGCGGCGCGAACAAGCCGACGCTGGTGTACACACAGAGCATCGCCGTTCTGTCTCTGGGCTCGGCGTACACGTTCCGCGCTGGCGGCAGCGGAGTAACGACCACGACGATCTCGGTGGTCGCGAAGTCGTCCGATCTGACGGTCTCTGCCGTGACGACCGGTGCGGACACCGTGACGGTCGCCGGCCACGGAGAGCTGACCGGAGCGGGCCCGTACTACGTTGCCTCCACCGGAGGGCTGCCGGCTGGTCTGGTGGCGCAGACGCCGTACTGGCTGATCCGCGTGGACGACGACACGCTGAAGTTCGCCACGTCGCAGGCCAACGCCATCGCCGGAACCGCGATCGATCTCACCACAGCCGGCACCGGAACGCACACCATCACGCGCACCGGAAACGACGTTCTCGTAGAGCGCATCGTCGCTGGCCTGCAAGGCGTCGTGGGCAAGAACTACACCGCCGCCGTGACCGGCGCCACCGGCTCGAAGTCGTGGACGGTCACCGGCATCGCGGCCGGTAGCTACTTCTTCGTTGGCATCGACCACGCCCTGGTGACGAGCGCGGTCACCAACGCAGACCCCGGCATCGCCGCGGACCTGGCGGCGATCCGCGCCGAGAACAAGACCTGGTACGAGCTCCATACCGCGTACAACTCGACGGCTACCGTACTGGCAGCGGCGGCGTGGATCGAGTCGTCCACGGATGACCTCGCCTATCACCCCAGCGTTTCAGCCACGGCTATCGTCACGGGCGTTGTGGGGTCGGCGGGCGCGCATGACATCGGAGACCAGCTCAAGACGCTGGAGCGCCTGCGCACCGCGACGTGGTATCACCCGGACCCCGGGTACTTCATCGCCGAGGCCGCGGCGGGTCGCATGCTGCCGACGCCGCCGGGCTCGGCACACTACGCGTTCAAGCAGCTCCGAGGAGTCGTACCCGTCGTGTTCACGGACTCGATGCGAGCAAACCTCGAGGCCAAGAACGTGAACAGCTACGAGGTCGTGCAGCAGGTCGCCGTGACCTTCGTCGGCAAGGTCTCGGCGGGCGAGTGGATCAGCGTCGTGCGCAACAACGACTACGCCAACGCCAGCCTGCAAACGGACCTCTGGAACATGCAGGTCCAGAATGACCAGGTCCCGTTCACGCCCGATGGGCGCGCCATGGTCAAAAGCGTGTTCATCGCCTGGATGAGCCGCATGGTGAAGGAGAGGATCTACCGCGATGATGAGGAGAGTCAACCCATCATCGATCTGCCTCTCGTCAAAGACATCAGCGCCGCCGACCGCGCAGGCGGCCGCTACGGCATCGGCAAGTGGACCGCGCAGTCCGTGGGCGCGATCGTCTATCTGGACACTAGCGGCACGGTTTACGCGTAAGGAGCCCAATGGCGGTCTACAGCTCGCAGCTTCTCAAGATCACCTGGAACAACATCCTCATCACAGGGTACGCGACAGGCACCTTCATCAAGGTCACGCGCCGAACCGACACCGTATCGCTGGTGGTCGGCGCAGACGGCGGCACCACGTTCGTGTTCTCTGCCGACAGGTCCGGCGAGGTCGAGCTCACTCTCCGTCGCGAGCATCGCGTGAATACGCTCCTGTCGGCGGCTGTCAACGCGATGGACAGGGGCGACTTTGCCCGGGGCATCGGCTCGTTCCTCGTCGAGAACGTGCGATCAGGAGCGCAGCACAGCGCCCCCAATGCAGTCATCTCCAAGCCTCCTGACATGGAGGGGGCTACTGACGCGACTCCGATCATGTGGAAGTTCCTCCTCGATGATCTCAGGGCGTTCGACGGGGCGGTGGAAGTATGACCATCCTCAGCAACGGGGACAAGGTCGACGTCGTCGTGATGAACGCCTACCCTGACGGGTGCCTTCTTGCTGCGGATCTCGCGTCCGTGGTGTTGCCGGCGCTGTCCGAGATCCCAGCCGATATCATCGACTCGGCGAAGGCGGTGGTCTCGGGCTCCCTCGAAGGCGGAGAAGCGAGAGCCACCGCCGCGGCCGCGGCAGATCGGCTCAAGGCCGTTCTAGGCGATGACGAGACGTCGGCGCGCATGTTCCGCGGCCTGGCCAAGGCGCTGGCCGGGCTGGCAGATCGGGACCGGTTCGAGCGCATCGCCGGGCAGCTCTTCGCCACGCTGACCGTGCAGCACAACGGTCGCATCGTAGAGCTCGTCAACAGAGCATCGGTGCAGTCGGTGGTGGGGACAGATCTCAAGCTCACTCTCGAGTTGCTGTATGTGGCGCTGAGGGAGAACATCACATCTTTTTTTTCTGGAAGTGGCGACACGATCGCCGCAGCTTCGAGCGCCCCGGCTCGAAAGGGGTAGGCATCCACCTCGGTCCAAGCGTGGCCGTCTTCTATCCGTGCTTCCGTCTTGTAGAGCGCGGATGGTGCAAGCTCACTGATCTGAAAACGCTCGACATGCGGACCATGACCCACGGCAACGAGTTTCTGGACTCCGTGCTTCTCGCCGAGATCGCGAGCGAGCGGTGAACCTCGCAGAGCTCTTCGCGTCCGTCGGGTACAAGGTAGACGAGGCGTCCATCGCGCGCTTTGATGCCGCGCTCGAGAAGACGAAGACGAAGACCGAGGGAGTGGTCAAGGCCAACGATGCGCTGCTAGATCGCATGCGGGCGGTCGCAGCGGCGCAGGACAGGGAGGCGGCCAACAACTCCGAGTTCCTTCGGCTGTACGACCGCCTGATCGCGAAGAAGATCGACGCGGCCAAGGCCATCGGCGCAGTGTCTCTGGACCCCGCTCGGGTTGCTGCGGAGCAGGAAGCACGCACAGCGCGGTCATGGTCCACTACCGTGATGGGCATTCAGGTTGGCTTCGACCTGTTGTCCAGGGGCGCCAGCTTCGTGCGCCAGAAGATCAACGGCCTGATTGGCGGATTGGCGGAGGCCGGCGGGCGAGCCGGCGCCATCATGGACATGTCGGAGCGCACCGGCATCGCGACAGATATGCTCCAGGAGCTCGGCTACGCGGCCGAGCAGAACGGTGGCAACCTCCAGGATGTCGCGTCCGGTCTTCGGACCCTATCAAGCAAGGCCGACTCCGCGGCCGCAGGAAGCAAGAGTGCCGCAAAGGCTCTGCGAACCGTCGGCATCAGTGCACGTGAACTGCGCTCAGGGAAGACCTCGCTAGACGAGGCGCTCGGCAAGATCGCTGACAAGTTTGCGAGCATGGCAGATGGCCCAAAGAAGGCCGCTTTAGCCATGGATCTGTTGGGCGGCGCCGGAGTCAAGCTCATCCCAATGCTCAACAAGGGCAGCGCCGGGCTTGCTCAGACCAGAGAGGAGGCTCGTCGCCTCGGACTCGTCCTCTCGAGGGAGTCTCTCAGCGGTCTCGACAAGCTCGACGACGACACGGCAAAGCTCAAGACGACAATGAACGGCCTGCGCACGCAAGCGCTAGCGGCCATCGTCCCAGCTTTCCAGAAGCTCGTAGACAAGGCGCAGAAGTGGTTCGAGGCAAACCGCGTGCAGTTCGTGCGAGCGCTCACGGCGGCGTTTTCCGGTCTTGTTACGATCCTGTCAGTGGTCGCCGATGTTGTCGGCTATGCCGTCGACGCGTTCGCGTTCTTCTCCGAGCATGCAGAGATCGTGCAGTTTGCGGTGACTGCACTGACCGGCGCCTTGGTGGCCTACAAGATCTCCACGATCGCCGTGACCAAGGCCTCGATTGCGGCGGCCATCGCTTCGGCGGCGGCATGGGTGGCAGCGGCCTGGCCGTTCATCGCCATTGGGCTCGCGATCGCGGCCGTGATTCGATACTGGCCCAAGATCAAGGCTGGCGCAGTAGCAGCGGCGCGAGCCATCGCCAGCGCGTTCAAGGCCGTATGGAGCGGCATCAAGACCGCTTTTCACGCGGTCATCGACGGCATCAAGGCCACTTTTGAAGCGGTGGTATCCTGGTTTTCGGCAAAGATCGATTGGGTCGTAGGGAAGTGGAGATCCATCAAGAACCTGATCGTTGGCGATGGTGGCGGACAGGTGGCACAGGGAACGCGAGCGATCGTGCAGAGCTCTGCTCAGCCGCCGCCGAAGTCGACCACGATCATCCACAGCAATAGCCCCATCGAGATCAACAGCACGGCGCCGGCTGCCGACGTCGGCAAGGCGGCGCGCAGGGAGTTCGAGGCGATGTGGAGGCAGAAACTTCAGCAAGGGGGTAGCCGATGACGCAAAAAATCGCACGCATCAACGGCATTGCGCTGGACTGCGTGACAGGAGAGATCCCCGAGTACCCCTCGGAGGTGTCCTCTTATCCTCTCGAGGAGGGGGAGGACGTCTCAGATCACGTGCACAACCTGCCTCTCTCTCTCTCGATCGAGGCCGTCGTCAGCGCGGCGCCCGGGGCGCTGTCATCCGAGCGCGGCAGTGACCCACTGGTCGAAGTCAGGGCGCAACTAGAGGAGCTGCGCGAGCGCCGAACCCCATTCAAGTACGAGGGGCTATTCCGCACGTACGAGCGCATGGTCTTCTTGGCGCTGTCGTTCCCTCGCGACACCCCCGAGGACAAGCTACGCATCGTGGCGACGATGCAGGCGGTGGAGTCCGTAGAGCTCGTTCGGGTTGCGGCTCGCCTCAGGCCATCGCCCAAGGCAGAGGGCAAGCCGGTGTGGCTATGCCCGACGATTAGCAGCACGGGGCTCTTCCTTGGTCTTGCTGGGTCGCGTGCCGTGACGCCCGGCAATGACGCAGCAGAGAACGCGCGTGCCGGGTGCCGGCGCGTTGTGCGCCGAAATGGGACCTGGGTGTTCGCCGACAACGGGAAGGCGCTCACGCAAGAGGAGCTGACCGAGGTCGGGAAGCAGAACAAGTTTGCCGACTCCGGCAACGTGCTCCTGCGCAACTCGAAGCGAAAGGAGTCTACGCGGCCCGGCGTCCCGATCTCATCGCTGCCTACCTACAGCCCTGGGGCGTCCGCCATCAAGGAGATGGGGAAGGCGCCGCCGAAGTACGTGTTGCCGTCCATCGGCGACGAGAAGCTGAGTTTCTGATGCCGCAGATCATCCCTGTGGCAAGCGCCTTGGAGTCCGACCGCTTCGAGACGGAGCTGATGGGCATCCGGGTAACCGTAGTGGCGCGCTGGAATGAGCGAGCCCCCAACCTCACATCAAGCGGAGAGGAGGCGAGCGGGGCTTGGTTTCTGGATCTCTACGACGAGAAAGGGGTACCTATCTTCTACGGCGCTCGCGTTTCGTGCGGCACGCTGATCGCTCGGTGGGCTCGACATCCCCTGACCAGACTGGGCTGCTTCGTCGCCGCTGACTCGTCCGGTCGTGGTGATGATCCGGGGCGCTGGGACCTGGGCGAGCGTGTTCAACTCTTGCACTACACCGAAGACGAAGTACTCGGTATCCGCGCCGAGGTGGCGCGGTCATGAGCGCGGCGTTCCTGCGGCAGATCCGCGTCACGACCTGGAGACCAGCGCCCGGTCCGGACAGCGAGCTCGGGTCGTACTTCGGTCAGCCAGTGCCTGGATCGACGGTGATCGAGGGGGTGCGCGTCCAGTTCACGGTCGAGAAGGACGACGCGTCCACGGCCAACACGGCGACCGTGACATTTACCAACCTCGCGCAGAGGACCCGAGACGAACTCACCGTCATCCCGCGCCGCATGATCTTGGAAGCTGGATACGGAGGAGAGTTCGCCACGCTGTTCGTTGGTGATGTCACGGCGGCACCGAAGCCGACTTACTCGTCCACCGACATCGAGACAGAACTAGTCGGGCGCGACGGGGGGAGGGCGATCAAGCACGCGCGCGTGAGCAAGTCGTATCGCAGTCCGACGACCGCACTTGCCATGGCCGAGGACGCCATCAGGGCCATGGGGCTGAGCGTGCCCGGAGACCTGGCGGGGTATCAGGAGTTGCAGGCTCAGTACCCGTACGGCACAACGTTCCATGGCCTGGCCAGCGATCGACTCACGCAGATCTTGCCGCCCGGCTTCAGTTGGTCGATCCAGAACGGGCGGATCGTCGTCTCGCGAGCAGATGGATCGCTTGACAACGAAGAGCTCGTGATCAATGCGCAGGCTGGAATGATAGGCACTCCGCAGATCACGCCACCCACGAAGCCCGGAGAGAGAATGACGCTATCGGTGTCGTGCCTGCTCTTTCCAGAGATCGAACCGCGACGACGGATCCGCGTGGTATCGAAGCGCATCAACGGCGTGTTCCGCGTGGTCTCTGTGCGCCACGGCGGCGACAACATGGGCGGCGACATGCTCACCGAAGTGGAGGCAACACCAGCATGAGCGACCTCATCCCAACGCTGGAACAGCTACTGCTCGCCGGCCAGGAGAGAGCAACAGCGGAGATCTATGTGGAGTTGCCGGCTTCGGTCGACCGCTTTGACGAGCGGTTGCAGTGCGTCGACGCGACGCCGACGGTGCTGCGCGGGCGCGTGCTCGAGGATGGCTCGCGCGTGGAGGAGCGACTCCCTACCGTGGTCCGCGCGCCCGTCGTCTACCCTGGCTCTGGCCCGTTTCGCCTGACGTTCCCGATCGCCGTGGGCTCGGTGGTGATGCTCCGATTCACGTCGGCAAACCTGTCTCGATGGCTCGCCAAGGGTGGCGTGTCCGAAGTGCAGGACGAGCGGCGACATGACCTGTGCAGCGCGGTCGCCTATCCCGGCGGCCATAGCTTCGCAGGCAACACGAAGCCGAGCACTTCCGTGGCTGCGGATGCGCTATGCCTGCATGGACCGCGAGTCGAGGTCGGCTCTCCGAATGCCAGCGATCCCGTGGTTCGCAAAAGCGACCTCGATGCGGTGGTAGCCAAGCTGAACGCACTGATCACCAAGTACAACGTGCATGCGCATGCCAGCTTCTCCGCTCCGCCGGCGGTCCCGGAGACAAGCCTGACCCCGCCTGCCGGGTCGCCGGTGCTCTTTGTGGAGTAGTGCGCGGAGTAGTTCGCGGCCAAGAAGTGGGCATGCCGCCGTCAGCGGTGCGAGCGTCGCGACGTGACTTCCACGGATCCGTTGACCATCCAGCTTTCCGCGGATGGAGACATCGACATCCAGGGCGGGAGATCAAAGTTCGCCAGAGGGCTCGCTGGCGCCGCCCTGTGCGCCGCTGCCAGGCTCGAGGTGGCCCGCGGAGAGCTCTTCTGGGCTCGTGACGTCGGGTTTCCCACGATGCCCAATGCCTTCGTCGCCGACAGCGACGCGGTGCTAGGTGACACCTTCGACGCACGGAGGCTGCGCGAGGTGCATCGCTCGGAGCTGATGACGGTGCCGGGAGCTGTTGAGCTGGTGGACTTCTCCGCCAACATCGATCGCGCAACTCGGCGCGCGCGCCTCAGGTGGTCTCTACGAGTGGCGTTCAGCGACGTCACGGAAACGGTGACTCGTGGCTGAGTACGGACTCACGGAGAGCGGTCTTCGAATCCCGACGTTCGACGAGCTCGTGCAGGACGTCATCGACGGGCTGGCGCCCACGTATGGGGCCAGCTACGACTTCTCGGATCAGGATCCCATCGGGGCACTGATCCGAGTCGAGCAGAAGGGCATGCACGAGCTGTGGCAAGCGCTGGAAGCCGTGCACGCGGCACGGACGAGAAGCGGCGCCAGCGGAACGGGGCTGGCGCAGCTCATGGAGCTCACGGGGACGCCGTGGCCCGAGGCCATCAGCTCGGAGGTTGATCTAACACTGACGGGAACGGCGGGTACGACAGTGCCAGCCGGGTCAGCGGCAAAGGCCGAGAGCACCGGATCATCGTGGGTCACGATGGATGACGTCGGCTTGGTGCTTGTCGCGCCCTTGCAGCTCTCCACGTCGTATGCGATAGGAGACCGAGTATCAAGCACCGGCGGCGTGTACCAGGTGACCACGGCGGGAACGACGGCTTCGTCCGGCGTGCTGACTGGCACAGGCGCCACGCTCATCACGCACGGCACAGCGGTATTTCGGTGGCTCGGTGCAGGTGACGCCGTGGCTGATGTTCGCGCCGCCTGCTCGGTGGCCGGCCCCGTCGTCGCGCTGAGTGGTGACATCACCGAGATCGACACGCCGATCGGCGGGTGGTCCGGCGCTCTGAATCTGCTCGACGCAGAACCGGGGAGGCTTGCGGCATCCAACGGGGAGGCACGACTTGCGGCAGAGGCCGACGTGTACCGCCCCGCAGGCACAACCCCCGACGCCATCCGTCAAGCGCTTCTCGATGGCGATGCGGACATCAGCTTGGTCGACCTCATTGTCAACACGTCTGACGCGGCCGATCCTGATGGGGTCCCACCCCATGCCGTTGAAGCCATCGTGGTTGGCGGCGACAACCAGACGATCGGCGACATACTTCGTCGCGAGTGCATTGCCGCCGGCATCCCCACGCATGGCAACACCTCGGTGGTCAGCATCGACGCCGAGGGGAAGTCCCACACGATCAGGTTCACTCGCCTCACGGACGTGCCGATCTATGTCGCGATCACCGTCGAGAAGCTGCCGACGGCTGCGGCCGACCCGCTCACCTTTCCAGCCGACGGCGCGGCGCAGGTGAGAACCTCTATCAACTCCTGGGGCAACTCGCTTATTGGCGGTCGGAACATCGTGAGCAAGGCAGTGGCCTCGCGGGCGTTTATCGTGGCAGGCGTGCTTGACGTTCCCGTGTGCAACATCGGCACGGCGCCCAGTCCTTCGAGTACGACCACGATCATCATCACCCGGCGGCAGCGCGGCGTCTTCGACTCGTCGCGCACGATCGTTTCAACGACGGACGGCACCGCGTGAAGCGCTACGACCACATCAAGATGGCACTGGACCGCCTGCCGCAACGGATGCGCAAGCCTCTGTTCCAGGCGCTGGTGTCTGCGCTGGCTGCGTCTCGGCAGAAGTTCGAAGACACGCTGCTCGAGATCGAAGTGCAGCACGCGATCGAGAGGGCCGCGGGGGCGCAGCTCGACATCATCGGCGATGCCGTGCAGCAGCCTCGTGATACGTCAGATGACGTCGTGTACCGGCGGCGCATCCGCGCCAAGATCGCCGTGAACCGCTCTTCTGGCCTGATGGATGACCTTCTGCGCGTGGCCCGTCTCGTCGTCAACAACGCGGCGTCGAGTCTGTCTATCGAGTCGTCGGGGGCAACGGCTGTTCTGCGCGTTGACGGCATCGGCATCGCCGATGAGGTGGCGGCCGACCTCGCCGCTTTCGGCCAGCGTGCAACCTCCACGGGTGTGCGCCTGCTGCTGCATAGTAACGTCGACAGCGACGAGGAGTCGTTCGCCCTGGGCTACATCCCGGCTGTGATTGCCGGCCTTCCTTCTCTGGAGGCTGGCGAATATCAGATTCTCATAGGCGGCCAGAGCAATGGCATTGGCAAGGGACTAGAGTCGGAGATGGAGAGCGCAGAACCGGGAATCACAGATGCATTCCCGGACGTCGAGATGCACGATCAGAACTCCAAGTTCACAAACCCGCCGACATGGGTCATTGACGCCGCACGCGCGCTGTCGCCCCGGCCGACGGTGATCGATGGAGTGCAGTTCCCCGCAAACGGTGCTGGCGTAGAGCTGACGCTGGGTCGCGAACTGGCGACGCGCACGCCGCACACGATCCGGATCGCGAAGTTCGCGATCGACTCCAGCTCACTCGCGGCCAACTGGACCGATCCAACATGGCCAACTGGAGGTCCGCCGCTACAGACGCAGTTCCGCAGCTTCATCGCGGCGCGCCTTGCGGCGCACCCCGGAAGCAAGATCGGCGCGATCATCTGGATCCAGGGCGAAAGCGACTCGGGCGCATCCCCCGCCGATGTGAACTACCGCGCCAACCTTCATGCGCTCTTCGACCCGATCCGAGCGGACTACGCCTCGCACAACTTCATGATCGTTGTG